CCACTTACTCCTACACTTCTTGTAGTGAGTTCATATATAGACTTCCATCCAGCATTAGTATTATTTCCCCTACTATTCATTACTGATGCTAGTAATGTACTTCCAAGATAATAGTTTAGAGTAAAACTTTCAGCAGCAGAGGCAGTACTATAAAATCCACTTAACTCAATCTTTACTACCTCATCATTATGAAGTTCATTTGGATTGACTGTGTATGAAAAGAGAGTAGTCTCTGTAACTGTGTTTGCTACTGTAGTTGTAGCTGTTATAGGTGTATCGGCTTGTACAAAAGCATGTCTATCTCCATCGGTAAAATAGAGGTGACTGTTATTGTATTCAAATGTCCCAGACTCAGGTGTAGTTAGTAGAGACCCTGCTGTAAGCTTTATAGGGGCTGTTCCTGCTGCTGTAGTTCCTGCTTGTGGCCTAAGATAGCCATTAACACTTCCAGACCCCCCTAAAGCATTAACTTGTCCTGTAGTAAGATGTATTCTATTACTGCTATCCCCTCCTTGCAATCCTCCAAGCAAATTATGGAATATTGTTGCAGAAGGGTTAGCAACTACTTGCCTTACTCTTAGAAACCACTCTCTCCAAGAATGGGTTTCTCCTATAGCTTCATTCGGAATCGGCGGAAGAGTGTTTGACACTTTCATACTCCATATCAAGACTGAACCCCATTTTATGTAGTTCAGGAAGTTGTTTATCTAGTCTCTTACCAATATCTGTCCTATAGAAAATACTATTAGGAATTTCTATTTTCTTCTTAATCAAATCATAAGAAGAGGTATAGGCATCTTCTACTGTTTTACCAGTACCACTAACCACACAGATGTATTCACCAGCAGTTGTATAGCATTCTTGATTAAGCTTTACTTCCCCATCAACCATAATAGGGGCCTTACCACACTGCACTTCATTCAGATGAATATTCTTAACTACATCCTCTTCTGTAAGATTGAATAGAGGATAGCCAGAGCAGTCTTTCTTAGACAATCCACCATAAGGGAAATCAGGTATAGCGATAGCAACCCCACAAGCAATGTCCCTAGACACCTTCAGTGTATCCTTTCCACATATCATATCTAGCATCCACTCAGCAGGGTCTCCCTTATGAACAGCTTGCTGTATCTGGAACAAAGGCCAGCCCGGTCTCATAGTAAACTCAAGAGGCCAAGGAGTTCCTTTATCATCTATAATGCAGTTTACATCTATGTATCCTGTATATCCAAGACCATGTAGATAGTCTTCCAGTGGTTTTAACACCATATCTGCAAGTTTAGACTGTTCTGTATATCTAAGAATAGTTCCCATTTCTCCAGTAGCAGGGCCTAAGTCCCAGTTCATCAGCTTCTTAAACTCCCAGTTTTCACACCAGTGTTTAGAGAACCCACCAAGACCAAACCATCCTCCCACAGCCATCTCAATGCCTTTATGAAACTCTTGGAGGATAAACTCCCCTTTATAGGCATTGTCTTTCTTCCACTTCTGTAGCATAAATACTAAGTCAGCAGGAGTCTTGCCTACATAAGAAAGAGCCTTGTCCCCATCACCAATAGGCTTAGAGACATATCTCTTATTAGTTTCCATTACATACTTAATAGCTTCGTCGTATTTAGAGAACTTTTTAGAGGGAATAACCTTAATTCCTGCTCGTTCCATAATAGCAGCACCATGCTCCCTATCCTGTTCCCATCTATTAGCATCAATAGAAGGGCCAAAAATAGGGTAACCAGCATCACGATAGCGTTCCATTGGATGAATATAGAAAGTATTATCTGTGCAGAATATTAAGTCTGCCCAGTTCATATGATCTTCCCAATGAGCTACCCTATCTATCATACCATCACCAACCATAGAACGAGAGCCATCCTTGTTATTACGGATAAATGCTTTTACTTGGTGTCCATATGCCTTGCAACGAAGAGCAAAATCTAGGCACACTCCACTAGCATCTATAATAAGTATTTTCATTCAGCCATCTTTCGTTTAATTTCCAACATCTTCTGTTGTCTTGCATTAGCTAAGGCTTGTCTTTGTTCAGGTGTATTTCCATAGACAGGAAAACCTAAACCACTAGCAAGAGCCTCTTTAGGAGATTTCTCCGCAGCAGTTCCTAAAGTAATAGGAGTCATTCCTTTAAACAAATGAGCAGTACGCTGTTCCAGTTCTTTACCTAAACCTGTTCCTTTTTCTACTACTTTAGGAGCAGCTCCTGTAGCAGAGAGATAGTCTTGATTAAGAGCCTGTCTAAATAATTCAGAAGGAACATATCCAAGTTTATTCAACAGAGTTTGATTTGGATGTAGGAACCAATGTGGAACCTCCATGAAGTGCTTAGAGAGTTGAAGCTTACGCCCATCTCCCATATCTACCATAGTAGGGTCATCATTCTGCCATAAGTTATGTCCAGAGAAGTATTGATTAAGTAGGTCAGCTACTCCCATGTAAAGAAGAGCACTCTGCAACAAATATCTCTGATACATAGCCCTTTCAGCGGGATTTGCTCCTTTACGAAAAGCCCCTTCCCAAGAACGGGCAGTAGCAATAGTCCAGTCAGGTGCAAGCATTCCTATTTGCATAGCTCTCTGGCCTCCACGACTAGCTGCCTCGTTTGCTACTTTATATCCTAAGTAGCTATCTGTATTCTCAGCAATACGCCTCCAGTTAAGGCCACCAAAAACATCATTAGTGAATGTAGCAGCCATTTCAGAAGCTTTAAGAGGGTCAAATCCTTTAGCTACCAACTGTTCATGGTTAGTTGCCCAAGTAGCCAACTTCAAAGCAGGATGCACTTGTTCCCACAAAAAGCTGTTGAGAAGTTCAATTCCTTTAGCAGGAAGTCTGACTGTCTCTCCTAAATGTGGAAAGGCTTTGTCAAGAGATTTACTAACATCATCCACAACTCCCCTGAGTACATCTGCATGTACATCAATAGGCATGTGTCCAATCTCAAGGCCCCCTTTAAGAGCTAGGTCTACTAAATCTCCTTCTCCTCCTTCTTTCCATTGCTTCATCAATGGCTTTATCTTAGTTACCATAGATGGATTTCTAAGAGCACCAATAAAGGCATCACCAAGAGACTTGATGTGAAGAGCAGATAGACTAAAGATACCCTTCTTAGCTACCATACTAATAAGATGTCCTGTACTCATTATGATAGAGTCTGGAGGAGTTTCAAACATACTCTTCACTGTAGGAGCCACATCCTTAGCAACAGCATAGCCTGCAAGTTGTGGATGGTTTACAGTTACATATCCTCTAGGAATACCTGTTTTAGTATTTATTTTAGTAAGAAGCTTATCTCCTGTAGCAGGATTTACTACATCCTTTATCTCAGCAACAAATTTCTTATTGTTTACAGCTTTTAGCATAGAAGTAGCATATGCTTGATATAGTTCAGCAGGGTTCGTAGTAAGAGGTTTTAGACCTGCCTTTTGCGCAGCCTCTTCATAGGTTTTAAATACACGCTTATCACCAAAGCGAGAACGGGAAGTCATTCCACTTGTAATAGGACGATTAATTTCCTCTACAAGTTTCTTAAACTCGTTCATAGCAGCAGACTTGGCTTGTGTACCATAGTCATACATATGAGTAATATAGTTTTCTACCCAGTCCTTTACTACACCTTCGCTGTGTCCTGTATTCCACACCTCATCAAAGTGAGCACGAATAGCTTTAACTTCAGGAGTATTCTGTTTAGCAGGGTCTTCCATTGCCTTAAACAGCTCTGCTTGTTTCTCTTCAGTAGGAGTAAGCTCTGTGATAGCATCTGTACGTTGTTTAATCATACGAGCATCTGCCTTGCCTCTATAATCCCAAGAAGATATAGGCTCTTTCAAAGAAAGTCGTTTTCCCTGTTGAACAGCAGTTGCTATTGTTTTAGGTTTTGCTTCTTCTTCTGCAATATAAGTATCGGACTGTTTTTGACGAGCTTTCATATCTTCTATCCAAGCAGAAGCCTCTTCCCTAGAAACTCCGGGAAAATGAAAGTCACTAAGAGCTAAGTCTACTTTATCTTTAAGAGCTTTAATAGTAGTATGACTCTCTCCGGCATTAATAGCTTGTATTAACTCATCTTTAGCAGCTTGATATTTTAAATTCTTAGAGCCTGTTCCTGCTTTATATTCATCAGGACGTACCGGCTCTCCTTCCATAAAGGCTGCCCTAGTATCTTGTGCCTTCTTTATAAGAGCAAGCACTTCAGGGTCTTGCATATCCTTCTCCATACTCTTGCGTATAGTAGAAGCCTTGCCAGTTGTAGCAGACTGTACTTCAGGGTATTTCTCAAGAATGTTACTAGCTTTAACTATTTTATCTTGAGAAGCAATAGAACTTTTTATTGCTTTAATTCCTGCATCAGCACGAAAAGAAGCCATACCTTCATAAGAAGCAGCAGGTGTAGCTACATCAGGAACAGCAGGGATTACAGCTTTAGCAATACTAGGATTTACAGCCTTTTCTGCTATATGAGAAAGAGCTGCACTAATACCCCCTACTTCAGGAGCAAGGCCGGGCATAAGAGCAGTAGCACCACTCTCACGAAGAACTGTATTTACATTCTCAAGATAGGCTTTCCCTGCCTCTGTTTTAGGAGAATAGGTGAGTTCCCCAGCAGTTTTTTCTATTTGTTTATCAACATCTTGTCCTTCTATTTTAGCCATAACCCCTGTTATAGCACTTGCTATTCCGCCTACAGCACCAGTAGCGGTAGACAAAGCAGCTTCACCAACACCAACAGCCTTCTCTTTTAAGGAAGGCTCTTCTGCTTGTGGTGTGTCTTTCCATCCTAAAGTTGTAGCTCTTTGTTGATTGATATGATTTTGTATCTTACCAATAGCTTCGTCTTTAGAAAGACCATCAGGGAGAGAATAGTGCTGTCCTTGATATTGATATACAGGCATTTATTAGTCCAATACAATTGGGTTATCCACAGTACCTTCAGCAGCAGGAGCAGTAGGCTTCTCTTCTTTAGTTGTCTTACCAGAAGGGTCTTTAACGCCTATTTTAGCCATTAAAACTTCTCGTTGAAGGGTGAGCTTACTATTGCTATCAGAAAGCTGTTTTATGGCTGCTCTAAGGCTATCTACACGGTCTTTAGCAGCAGCCTTATCAGGATTAGGAGCACTAGATAGCCCTAAGAACCCTGTACTAACTGTAGAAGGGGTAGTAGACATAGCTTTAGTTTCATCTTCCATCTGACGAGTATAATCAGCAATCATCTTATTATTAGCTGCTTGTTGATTGGTAATATTCTGACGTTCCTCAGAAAGTACCTTAGCATCCCCAGAAGCAAGCTGTCTCTCAGACATGAGCATATACCTCTGACTAGCTGCATCAGCTTTCTGCAACTCAGCTAGTGCTCGTTTATTGGCAGCCTCTGCCATCTTAAATTTAATCTGGTCACCAATAGAAAGCATACCATTCTTACGGGTATCTAGCATACTCTTGCCACTACTATCATAATGCTCAGGAAGCATTGAATTAAGTTCAGCAGTAATGAATGCCTCTTTATTAGAAGGGTCTATTTTTTTATCTGCAATAGCTTTATCTGCTAGTGCATTAATACCCCTACGAGCATATGCTCTAGCTCCTTGAAGAGAGGCTTCGTCTTTAACACTATCAATAAGAGAATACTGTTCTCCTAGATGTTGTTCAGATTCTTTAAGCAACTTTGCTTCAAGGTTATCGGCATCCTTTTGTAGATGCTCAAGATTAGCTCCTGCATGTGCTTTATCTTCAGGAGACAAATTCTTCATTCTATTTTCTTCTGCTTTAATTTCTTGCTTACGTTGTTGGAGTTCCTGTCCTAAATTAATAACAGAATAGGCATTACCCCCAGCAGTTATAGCTGGGTCTATTTCAGGACTTGTTCCTGCTACTCCTTTTTGTAAAGAACTTGTATCGGGTTTAGTTTGAGAATCTTTCTCAGACTTCATATAGTCTTGAAGTCCCTTATATCTCTGAGATTCATACTTATTCTTCTCAATAGCAGCCTCAGTTGCAGAAGGAGCCTGCTTAATGTCTTCTGCTACTTGATAACCTTTAGCAAAATCTATAACACTACTTGTACCTGCATATGCCATTATTATCCACCTATTCCGTAGAATCCCGGCATAGCCGAGACATTAGAGAACCCTCCACTAGCATTAGGGGCAGCAGCTCCCATAATGGCAGGGTCAATATTCGTATTTTGTGCAGTAGGCTGACTTCCCCCACCTCCACCAGAACCCCCCAAAGACAGTAGATTTGATAGAGCAGAGACACCGCTACCAATACCAGCAGTTTGAGCTTGTGCTGTTTGATTTGCAGTAGTAATCCCTGCTTTTCCTCCAGCAACTTGCACTTGTGCAGATGTTGCTCCAGATAAACTACCTAGATTTTGTATATTCTGGTTATAATACTGATTACTTAAATTCATTGCATAATTTTGCAATTGCATAAGTTCTGCACCAGAAGAGGTGTTACCAGTAGTAGCGGCTTGTCTTTGTAGAGCTTGTGTACCTTGAGATAAGTCCTGTTGAAATCCCGGCAGTGCTGAAACATTGGGATTCTGCATAAAGCTGTTAAGTTGAGAAGCATACTGTGGACGATAAGCTGCAAAAGGGTCAATAACTTGTTGGGCCTGTTGTCCTGCTCCTGATGGGGAACTACCTGCTCCTCCCCCTATTAATCCACCAGCAGCTCCTCCAAGCATAGCTCCGGTTGCTATAAGAGAAGTTCCTCCTGTAGCAAAAGCAAGCCCAGCTCCAACTAATGTTCCTACTGCTGACCCCATTATATTCTCCTCAACACATAAACAGGGCGACCATCAAAAACCCCTTTATATTTAAATCCAAAGTATTTAACTAAAGACTTCATTTTATTATTGGATACAATAACTAGTAATTCCTCAGATTTTACTGTATTCCATACTTCTTTTAAAAATCTTCTACAATACGGAATTAAATTATCTACTTTTTCAGACATAACATTAACCGTTAGGCTTATTTTGTGTACAGTAAAAACTACATCACCATAATCAAATATCCAATATCTACCAGAAGAAAACTCTTCCATGAACATATCATATGCTCTATATTTAATAACAGAAGACAGACTCAATCTATTCCTCCTTCTACTTCAGATTCAAGGGCTTCAAGTCTTATAGGGAGATTGGTAGTAGACCAAACATCAAAGGCCCTACGTTTAAAATACCCCAGTTGCCAAATAACAGGTTTCTTTTGTGTCATGTCCACTGTACGATAGGTAGACCATGTTACATAGTCATCTTCAGAATGCTTTATACTAATTGTACCAGCAGAAGTAAAAGTATCTCCGATAACAGTTAAATTTCTATGAAACTTATTCTTTATTGTTCCACCATCAAATCTAGGAGTAACCACCCGAAAGTTGATACTCACACCTAAGTCTTGGTATGTGGTGTTATTCATCTTAGAGATAAGTCCAGTAGAACCTCCCAAGAGATAGCTTACACCACCAATACTACTAAAGAACTCCTGTGTAAAGAAACTCTCTACGCCTGCTCCATTATCAGAAGTCCATTGATACCACATACTCTCATGCAAGTCATATATAAAGGTATACCCACTATCTTTGAGAGTAAGGACATACATAGGATGCCCTTCTACCATAATAGCCCATGCTCTTACATTAGTCAAACTATCTGCATTCAGGTAGCTGTCAATGACCTTAGTACTTATTTTCTTAGGAGCCAAACCATCCAGTTTATACACCCCACGACCCGTCTCCCTTGCTTGTCCTACCCATAATGAAGTCTGGTTAGTGAGGAATTGAACAAGGCTTTGTCCATTAGCACAGCCCACTTCCATCTTAGCCGTATCATTACGAGCTAAAGGGGAGCCTGTAGGGTTAGCAGCATCATAAAAGAACTCTCCTGACCACTGCCCAAAAGCGACAAGGTAAGAAAGATGCTTACAGATAGCAACACCGCCATCTGGTTCAGAAGATTTTGTAACATAGTTAAGACTATTCCATGTGCCGTTAGCAACAGTTTCCACACCACTGTTGTATATCCTACCTGTGGTTGTCATTACATATACAGTATCATCCAAGTAAACAGCTCCCGGAGCTAATGTGAAAGCAGGGGTCTGGTTAGTAGGAAAGTTTACATCAGTAATATGAGTTAAAGTTGCAGTAGGGCTATCCAGATAGTAGGCATCTGTTCCATTATGAAAGAACAAATATGCAAAGTCAGAAGTCTCTGTATAAGAATATAGTCCTGCTGTAACGGCTCCTTTACTTGTAGATGCACCTGCTGTAGTAACCTCATACAGAGTATTACTGACAATAGGATAGAGTTTACCCGTAGCCTTAAAAGGATACATACCTTGAGCAGAAGCTGCTGCTAATGCAGGAGTTACAGTAAAAGAGGCCAGTCCGGGTCGTTTAATAACTCTCCTTATCTGGCCTTCCGTATCTATATAAGCATTTACAACTCTTGCATCTTTGGCGGTAGAAGCACTTCTGCTTTCTATATTATACGCCAATGGAACCCTCATCGTTGTCTACTCCTCATATCTGGGGTAAGATATACACTATTGTATTCTGTATCATAGTCTTCCACTTCAGACATAAGTTTCATAGCCTTAGATTCTATATAGGCTAACTTCTGAAGAGGAACTTCAAAGTCAACCGCTATTTCAGCAGCAAATGCCCAACCAAGAGGAAGTAACCACTCAGAAGGAAAGTCGAAGTTATCAGAAGAGCTAGTGACATCGAATATCTGTCTCTGTGTAAGAAGATGAAGTTGATAGGTAGAGGCAGCCGAAGCGTCTGGAGTAGTATACATCTTCACTGTA